TTTAAGCCTTTGAAAGCTACTTTTTTAATTTGAACCTTACTTCTTTGACCTTTTGGTCCAGATCCTAAGTTTTGTGTAACTTTTGGACCTTCCATTGACGCACTATATACGTCTGCAATAGATGTTTTGTTAACATGAGGTCCTTTGTAAGGATTCATGTCAGTAGAAACAGTCATTTTTGCATTCGGATACATAGATCCATTGATAAATTTAGGTTTTGGGTTGTTTATTGCCATATTATCCTCTCTTTTTTACCTTTTTTTTGGTTTTTTTCTTTTTAATGACCCCTTTAGCCATTAAAATATCTTTTCTAGTAACTTTTCCGTCACCACTTAGGTCAGGAAACTTCTTTTTTTTCTTTACAGAGCCACCTTTAGCTTTTTTAGTAATAGAACTCCCTATAAAAGGAAAAAGACCTATTACTTTTTCTTTAGTTGTAGGAATAACAGATACATTTTTAGAAAGTTTATTTTTTAAATTTACATAATTTTTTGCAGACTCACCAATTTGTTTTATATTTAAATCTTGGTCTTTAAACTTACCCATTACTTACCTCGTTTAGCCATTCCGTAACCACGTTTAGCGGCTCTTCCTGCTTTTCTTGATTTCTTAGCACTTTTTTTCTTACTCATTAAACCGCCTTTAGCAGCTCTAACTGTTCTAGCACCACCTGCTACGTCGAGCATATTAGGTTTTTCACCTTTAGGAACTTTTCTTTCAATTAATTTTTGTGTAGGCATAAGTTGCGGAGACTGTTTAGCCATTTTATTTTTAGGGGATCTTTCTCGAGGTTTTTTACCCATTTCAGGGGTTAATATGTTAAGTAGATTTGAACCATTAGGAATAACTCCTTGTTTTGTAGTAGATCCTCCTGCTTCTCCAGCATTACCGCTTTGATTTTCTAACATATTTTTTGCTTTTTGTATTGTGTCAAGAGTTACTCTACCAGAGCCAGCTAATTCTTTAGCTAAATCATATATTTTTTTATTTGTTGTTGTCATATCAGTGTATCGTCGGTTTAATTAAAGTTACAAAATCAACTGTATTGTGGTTCATTAAGTTATCTGCTTCCACAGGAACTAAATGTTCATACATTATCATTTGAGCTACGCCTATCATAGCACCTGCTAAAAGTATACTATCCTCAGCAGATTTGGAAGAAGTATTTTGAAAATCCATAAGCATTGAAAAGAACTCAGCGAGCCTTGTTTCTGCGTTTGTTTTTTGATCAACCATCCTTAACCTTCTTTGCTTTAGATAGATTAACATTTGCACGTAATTGTGCAATATCTTCTTGAGAATCCATTCTATCTTGAGCTATTTTACTTTGTGACGCAATTCGCTCACGTTCTACAGCTAGACGTAGATCTGTCTCTTCGTCTTTTCGTTGTAGGTCCATAGCTTTTAATTGTAGCTCTTGTTCTTTAAGTCTGATTAACGGATCACCATCTTCTTGATCAAACATCTCTTGTTCTTCTGTAATCATCTGCGTAGTCATTTCGTTAATCTTCTCTGCAATAGCTGACTCTATTTGTACTTGCATTTGTTGCATTTGTTGTTGCATCATCTGTTGCTCTTCATCTGACTGAACCATTTGTATTGCTTGTTGCATTTGTTGCATTGGTTCTGCAAACTCTGCTGATACAACCTCTCTTGCTTGTAAAGCTACATGATCAGAAATATGTGATTGTAGAATTGCCATAACAACTGGATTATTTTTTATTAAAAATGACGACATAAAAGCTCGGTGTGCATTAATATGTGCTTCATGATTTTGTTGAGGGAAAGCTTTTAATTCTTTTGACTTTAATGACTGTGCGTTCTCGGTTCCTGGATCAGTTGGTGCTGGTTTAGGAGGAGGCGGCAAGATTGCAGCAATATCTGTTACACCAAGTGACATGTACATACGTCTATATGCTTCATATAAGTTGTGCGCTTTAGGATTGCTTTGCGCTAATTGTAACTGTGATTGAGCTAACGTAATTCTCTGTGATACAGAAAAAATATTAGGATCACTTACAGGGAGAATATCTATTCTACCATCAAAGTCTTGTTGTTTAATTTGTGGTTGATTACCTTCTACTTCGTACGGATACATCGGAGGTAATGACTCTGAGAATATTTTAGCTAATAAATTAAATTCTATTTTTTGTGCATAGTGCATTCTTTTATGAATAGCACTCATAACTTTTGTGCCACGTTCCATCAACGCCATTGTTGTTCCTACAGGATTATTACCTCCCATATTCTCGCCTGTGGGCTGATCTGCTACCGTTGCAAATTTAGTAGCTGCCGCTACAGCAAAACCTAGCAATTGAAATAATGTACCACTTGGCTCTTTGTAAGGTAAAGGAATCAAGCCTTCTCGTAAATTTCCACCAGGTGCATCTACATCTCTAAATTCTCCTGGTTGTAAAGGGCTATCATCATCTTTAATTCTTAAACCTCTTGCTTTAAATCCTGCGGGTAAGTTTGCTAACGTACCTGCATCGATAAGCTGACGAAGAGCAGATGTTGCTGTTCTTGTTAAGCCACCAAGCATATGTATTAAACCAAATCCGTAAAATCCTAATCCTGGTAAAAATTTAAAGTGAACAAAATACTGTTCTTTTTTCATGAGTGGATCATTTTCTTTGTAGTTTCTGTACACAGATAAAACTTTTCCAGACCCTTCATCAATTGTTATAATGTATGGTTGTTTAATTCCATCTTCACTTTCAAAACCTGGTAAGTCTAAATCAGCATGAATTTCTAATAATGTAAACTCATCTGTATTATAGCCAACTTTTTTAACACCTTGTATTTCTCTCTCTTTTCTTGATACAGAATCTTCTTCTGTGTATGGCTCTATATCTATATCTTTATAAAAACCTTGTACTTGTAATTTTCTAATTTCATTTTTACTTCTTTTTAAAACATGTGTAACTCTTTCAGCAGACTGTAAATCTGTTGCTGTATAAGGAACAAGTAAGTCATCAGCAGGAACAAACTTAGAAACTGCTCTGCCTATGGTAGTATCAAAATAAACTTTTTTAAAAGAAGAACCTGCTAAAGGTAAATGAAATAACATCTGATCTAATTCAGGATCATATTCTTCCATAACATGCATTAGTTGATAGTTCATAAACTCTGACACACGTTCAGCCTGTTGTTGTTTTAAAACATCTTCTTTTCCTAAAATCTGAGTTCTTACAGGTCCGCCTGCAGGAAGTAATTCTCTATATGCCTGTGCTTGAAACTGTGTAACAGCTTCTGCTAATACAGGATGGCTAACATTACTAGCACCCTGAAAAGGTTCTGATCTTTCTTTATATTGAAATCCAAGTAGACCTAATCCTTTTTTATACGTTTCTTCCCATTCTTTTCTAGAAGCTTTATCTTCTTCAAACCCTTCCATAATGTCATTTGATACGACACCTAAATCACTGTCGTCCATAAATTCTGCTAGGTTAGCATCAAAAGAAACTTCTTCTTGTAAGTCTTGTTCTCCAATTACAGCAGAACCATCTTCTAGCATTGTTACATCACTTAAAATATTATCTGCTACATCAATATCTACTAAGCCCATATTCTCCGCTGATGCTTCAGCAATCTTCTCTTGTTCTCTGTAGACAGAATCTTTTTCTATAGCCATTTCTTTCCTTATTTATAAATCTTGTTTAGTTGTAGCATTTCTTTAGTCAGAGGAATAGAAAAAACAGGTTCAGTCTCAAAATTTTTATCTGTACCCTTTTTAATCTCATATCTTCCGCCTACATTATCTACCAAATCATTTGCAATAGCTTCTGCTTGTCGGTACGTGTCCCCCTGACCTACGACATCACCTGTAGTCTGATTAATAATATTATATACCTTTGAACTACTAGACTCACCTATTGCTACATTTGCAATAATTAATTTAGAGTTGTTATCCTCTGCATATTTTCTCATGCTTCTTTCAATATCAGATGTGTAGTGTCCACCTACTTTACCTGCTTCTTCATCCCAAGCTCTTGATAACGGGCCACCATAAAACTCATGAGTACCTACGCCAGGAAGACTACTGTTTCCTATATTTTGCGGTGTATTAATATCACTACGTAAAGCATCTTTGTAGTTATTCAAACGTCTTTGTTTGTCAGCTGTTCTCTCCGCTATATCAGTTGCGGTACTGCCCTGTTGTCTATACGCTTTTCCTGCTACAATATCTCCCGATGCTACACCTAAGTGTGTTGGAGCTTTTGGGTCTTTTTCTATAAACAAACGATGAGCTGCCTCATATAACTGTTGTTTAAGAACAGCATCACTCCATGACCCTCTATCTTTTAATGGTACGTCAGGATACAACGCTTTCATTAATTGATTATTAATCTCATCCGCCATTGAATCTATAATTTCTCCCTGTCTTTTCTTAAAATTATCATACATCGCAAAATCTTGCGTTGTTAGTTCATACGGACGTTTTTTCCCCATATCACTAAACTGTTTTTGAAAAGCCATTAACTCTTCGTATTGTGGCATCAATTCTAGTTTTGTAGCACCTACTGGACGAGCAACACTTTTATTCTCAGCAAAAAATTGTAACACATCTCTGTCTATGCCTTCTTGCATTGCTTCAAAACTAATTCCTTGCTCTGCCATTACATCAAGTTTAGCCGCTAGCTCTTTTGATTTTCTTGTTGCCGCTTGTGCAATATCAGACTGAATTTCATCAATGAACGTCATGGTAATATCCTGTGGCTTCATTGTGCTAATAGACTCCAGTCTCTTCTCTTCGTCTACGAACTGTGATTGTAGTTTTCTTAACTGTTTTTGTTTTTGCACGATCTGTGCATCAACGGCTTGCTTTGCTTTATCATAGGTTAATCGTCCACCTGATTTTTGTACAAGAGCCTCAACGGCTTGAGAAATAGTTTGGAAGTCATCGGGATCAACCTTGGTTAACGGATCGTCGACAAGTGTTTGTATTTTTGCTTCAATATCTTGTAGTTTTTTTGTATCGGTTAGTGCTAGTGGATTAATAATAGTACCTGTTGCCTTGTCTACCATTTCTCCTTCATTGACTATCGCAGGACGGTCCGTGGCCCTTCCCCATGCAATCGTGTAATTATCTCCGAAAGAATGATTTCTTGCAGCAGGATCAGCTAAACTTCCTGGATCTCCTCTGAACTTATCTGAATCAATTTGTAAAACTCTTTCTCTGTACGTATTTGGAAGATACCCTGGCATTAATCCTGTACCTGAATATTTTGGTGCTTTATATAAAACTTGTCCTTTTGTAACAGCAGGTGAGTCATACCCTTCGGATTGGTCTCTTTTTGCAATATTTATTTTATCGGAACGAAAACCATATCCGTCGGTTGTTAGTTGATTGAGAGGTGACTCGCTAGTAATCTGTATTATATCTTGTGATAGGATAGGTTCACCTGACTTTGCTTTCGTTGATACGTATGGTCC